GGTTGATGGATTTATTTTGGACGATATTTATTATGGTCAGTTAAATGACGATATACTTAGCTACTAGGGGGATAACAATATGGCAGCAGGACTAGGGTTTAAAACGTTTGCAGTCGGTGAAATTCTTTCCGCCGCAAATGTCAACGGATATTTGATGCAGGGAGTTTTAGTTTTTGCTAACGCAACAGCTCGCGACGCAGCAATTACTTCTCCACAAGAAGGACAGTTTGCATTTACAAAAGACAATGATTCTTTATGGTATTACTCAGGAAGTGCGTGGGTTGCTTCAGGTGCAACAGGTGACATTGAAGGTGTAACAGCTGGAGTAGGTATTTCAGGTGGCGGCACTTCAGGAACAGTAACAGTCACCAACGCAATGGCAACAGAGATTGCAGCAAAGGGTGATTTAATTGTTGGTACAGGTAGTCAAACTTTTGATAACCTCACCGTGGGTACAAACGGTCACACACTTGTAGCGGATAGTTCAACCGCAACAGGATTGAAGTGGGCTGCACCTGCTGGTGGGGGTGGAAAAGTGTTGCAGGTAGTAAGTGCAACAACTACTACTTCCACCAATATAACAAGCACAAGTTATACTGACACAACAATAACTGCAACAATTACGCCAACTTCTGCAACATCAAAAATCTTGGTTTTAATTAGCGCACAAAATTTGGCTTATTGGAGTAGCACAAATACTGTTGTGCAAATAAAAGCACAATTACTTAGAGATGCAACTCAAATTTTAGAAGATTTAATTTTTTCACAATTAGAAGTTGGAAGCATTGCATCTGCATACAAGGGAAATTCATCATCAATATCATATTTAGACAATCCCAGCACAACGTCATCAACTACTTATAAATTACAAGCAGCAAGGGTTCTTGGAAATGGTATTTATTTTCAAGGGTCTAACAGCAACGCATCAACAATTACTTTGTTAGAAATTGGAGCATAATACGGCACAACCACACGAAGTCTTGGCATTTTTAATACCAGATGGCGGTTATGTTCATTATGGTTTTGATTATGAGGGTATTGAATTCAAAGAATGTGAGCCAATAACCAAAGCAGAATTTGAGGCAGGTTTTGCTCAATATGATGCTTGGAAGGCTGAGCAAGATGCAGCACAAATAGCGGCCAAAGCAGCGGCACAGGCTAAACTTGCAGCACTTGGTTTAACTGTTGAGGATTTGCAAGCCTTAGGTTTGTAGCACAATCTTAGGGGATTGTTCATAAATGAAACCATGGTTATCAAAAGCTGCTGCTCAATTACGGAATCAGGTAGATGATTCTTACGGAGATCGCCAGCGCAAAAGTGATGGGTGGATCGCTGACTATAATCATCAACGCAGAGGTAAAAGCGATCACATACCTGACGCGTCCGCCAATTTTGTTGTTAGAGCAATTGACATTGACGCTCGCCTTTCTGACGACAAAAGAGCTTCAGCATATTTGGCAGATCAAATTAGACTCTATGCTAAACGTCACGGACGTATTCATTATGTGATTCATTTAGGCATGATTGCTTCGCCAATTTTAAATTACAAGTGGCGTCGCTATCGCGGTTACAACCCGCATAACCACCATCTCCACCTTTCTTTCCGTAAAGATCAAGATTTAAACTCAGATTTTTTTGACATACCACTACTAGGGGGCAAGTAATGAAAATAAGTAATAAACAAAAAGCAATATTAAAAGCATATTTTAAAGGAGTTCTTGTTTCGTTTTTAACATTTATTGCAAGCAATGAACTTGGTTTTGACCCAACGGTGTCAGTAATTCTTGCCGCCCTTGCTCACCCTGCTGTCAAAGCTTTAGATAAAGCTGACGCTGATTTTGGCATAGGCAGTAAAGAGTAATGTCAGCCCTTGAGTGGGCTGGCTTCGCTGCTGGAATTACCACCACATTAATTGGAGTGCTGGCTGGCTTACGCTGGCTAGTAAAAGGCTGGCTAAACGAGCTTCGCCCCAATGGAGGCTCAAGTATGAAAGACCAGTTGACCTCATTACAACAGGAAACAACACGCCTTTCAGATCGCATTGATGAGCTGTTTATTGTCATTAGCAGGAAGTAAAATAAACCTATGGCAACAAAGCGTAAACCTAAAAAGAAAGTAGCTAAAAGACGCAGGACTACTAAAGAGCCTGTACTTACTAAGCTAGATTATTGGGCTATTGCAGCCAACGAAGTTTATATGGCTTGCCGAAAAGCAAACATGGACGAAGGCACAGCTCTAGCGTTTGCAATGGATAGGTCTAGTTATCCTGATTGGATTGTTGACACGACAGACCCAATTAAAAACCCATTAGACGACTTTGACGAGGACGAATAAATTAAGCGAATCGTTCTGATTTCAGACTTACAAATTCCATACCATGACCCAATTGCAACTAGAAACCTTGTACGCTTTATTGCAAAATGGAAACCGCACCAAGTCGCAACGGTCGGAGATGAAATTGACCTCCCTCAGCTCAGTAAATGGGAACGCGGGTTGGCGGGTGAATTCGCTGGAACACTTGACAGAGATCGCCAAATTACTAAGCAAGTCCTTTACGACTTACAGGTAACAGATATGGTCAGGTCAAACCATACTGACCGATTGTGGAATTCAATCAAAACTAGGTTGCCAGCCTTTGCCTCATTACCTGAATTAAAGTTTGAAAATTGGCTTGGCTTGCCTGAATTAGGAATTAAATTTTGGCGCGAACCTATGCCGATTGCGCCGGACAGGTATCTCAAAAAGGTGGTCAAACAGCCCTAGGATTGGCTATAAGGCATGGTAAGAGCGTGGTGTGTGGGCATACTCATCGTGGGGGTTTAGCCTCTGTTACAGCCTCGTCAGGGGGCAAAATAGGGCATACCTTGTTTGGTCTTGAAGTGGGAAACTTAATGTCGTTTTCCTCTGCAAAATACCTAAAAGGTGGCAGCGGCAACTGGCAGCAAGGATTTGGTCTTTTGTATGTACAAAACAAGAAAGTTGCGCCTGTATTTGTGCCTATTGAAAAAGATGGCAGCTTTATAGTTGAAGGTAAAACCTATGGGTAGGCAGACCGATTACGAGCCTAGAGATATTGACGAACAGATTGACGCTTTTGATGAACTGGGGCTATTGTAACAAAAGCGTTATAGAACACGCCCATAGATGGGTTGTAAATGTCAGACCGAAGCCTCACAATTTCCTTATCCAAGTTAACGGAACTTGGTCTAACGGAAAGGCTTTAAATGAAAACCAAACATGCTAAAAACTTAGCTAATGTACAGTTAAATCCACTTGACTTTGAACGATTGACAGAAAGTCAAATGGAGTTCAAAGGTCAAAACTGGGAAGTGCAAGAGTTTCGCTTTGACCAAGAAATGAATTTTAACCATGAGTATATTTTTTGGACTGAAAGCTACGCTGCTCTTGTGCTTGCTACTCATTTCCTTGACCAAGTAGGTCACGCCTATTCAATTGCTTATGACAGCGCAGTTGAGATGTATTGCTTTACAACCGACTACGCAAGCTCTTGGACAAACTAATGACAATCAACGGACTAACAATTTTGTGGTTTATGATTGCAAGTGGATTACTTTCTTGGGCTGTCAGCTTATGGCATAAGGAAATCTATAATCAGGGTTACTGGAGGGGCAGGGCAATAGGTTGGGAATCGCACCGACGATTGACCAACATACAAAAACAGTCAGATGAGGTATTTGACTATGAAAAGAACTGAGGAACTGCTCAATGAAATCCACACAACGCTTGCCGATAGAGGCAGCATTTACGGAAGTCCAGAGCAAAATCACCGACGAATTAGCGAACTCTGGTCAGGCTATTTGGACACTTACATTTCGCCTGAACAGGTCGCAATGTGCATGTTGCT